TTATATCAAGCAGGAATTGTACTGAATTTCTTTTGTCATAAAATCACGCTTTATATTAATATATTTTTCTTCATCAACAATTATGGATTTTATCTTTAAATTTACAATTTCCTCAGTTACATGAAAATATTCAGCCATTTCATCTTTTGATATTATGCAGTTATTTAGAGCATGAACAAAATCACGATCACTTATTAAAAAATTACTGGCCCATACTTTTGCTTTTTGTTCCTGTTTATCTTTCATCAAAACATCATTATATGTTTTAGATGTTGTTATTAAGTTTCCACAGGTGGTGAAGTGATGTCCTAATTCTTCACCTAGTGTTGATATATAGAGTCTGCTGCTATCTATAATATTTTTATTTATACCTATAACTGGATCTAATCCAGGAATATTTATATATATACCATCCAAATCACTTTCTTTTGGATCAAAGTCTTCAAGAGAAATTCTTTCAGATGAAAGTAATTTAAAGATTGTAAAGATGTTTTTCATTAGTATTCACCACCATATTTTATAAAGTATGACATTATTATAACGCAAACAAGAACATATGTTCAAGCGTGTAGCATAAAAAAAGTGTTCGTCATGAACACCTTTTTATTTAGCGCATTTATCGCAAGGATCAGATTTAGGACAGTTACTTGCTGATCCACTTTTAATATTTTTACTTCTTGAAAGAGTAGGACAACTTTGTCTATAGTGATATGATTTACCGTTAGGAGTCCAATAAACAGTTCTTTCTCCTGAAGCAGGCTCATATGTTGTTGTTCCACTAGAATTACTATTAGATGATTTATATGTAGATGTTGAAGAGTTAGACTTGGAATCATCTGTTGTTTCTGATTGAATAATTTCTTTTGTAGCAACACCTGTAGAGTTTATAGTATAACCATCTTTAGTTATATTTTTTGCCATAGTACCATCTGTATTTAAATAATACCAATTATTATTATCTTGTACCCAACCAGTCTGCATTGAACCATTAGCGGAACAATAATAGTAATTATCATTATCTTCAATCCAGCCAATTTTCATTACACCAGAAGAATCACAATAATAGTACTTACCGTTATCTTCAATCCAACCAGTTTTTAGGATTCCGTTATCATCATAATAATAAGTTTTGTTGTTTATATTTTGCCATCCAATAAGTTTTGGAGCTTCAACTATTTCAGTATTACTATTATCAATAGACGAATCTTGTTGATCTTGAACGGCAACGTTTTGATTGGTTGATGTAACTGAATTTTCTTGTGTTCCCAATCCACTGTATGCTCTAATTGAAATAAATCCAAAAAATAATGTTAATAAAACTTTTGGTAGTATTTTATATCCACTATAAAGCCACATTAATATAAGTCCTATTGGTGGAATGGCAAACATCATAACCCACATAAACCATTTTCTTTTAAAGAAAGGATCTTTTTTATTGTTATTATTACCATTTGAAATAAGATTATTGTTTTGTAAAGCTGAATATTCTGATTTACTATTTTTATTATTAGAACCATGAATATCAACATAACTAATTCCTGTGCCAGGAATATTTAAAGTAGTTTGGGTTTTTCCATCAGCTCTTTTAGTGTAACGAGCACCTTTAGTTCCTACACTCCATCCAATGCCTGATTTTGAGACATTAACTCTGAATGGACCAAAATTTTTAGATTTTCTAAATCTGAATCCCATATTATCCCCCTAAATTTATATAATTATATTAAAATAGTAACAATTTAATGCAATTATGTAAATAAGTAATAAAAATAAGATGTTAATTAGGAAGTCTTATTTTTTATTTTTGGCGTATTTTACATTCATAAAAAAGCTTATAATAATAGAACAGATAAAAATAAATACAAATAATAATTTTAGTAAAGAATATGGAAAAATTTTAATAAAATAGGCTAATATAAATGGAAGTAAAACAAATAAAATAAAAAACAATGGATTTTTATAACGTTTATCAATTAACAATTCAATAGACATTGATATTGAAAATAACCAAAGTAAGCAACTTACTATGGATACAGTAAGTATTATTAAATTTAAAGCATTTAACATTGAAAACTCCAAAGTAAAAATTAGCAGACTAAGAACTATAGTGAAAATTATCATAGAATATAAAAAAGCATTACAATATATATCTAAATGATTTCTACTTACCATATCAAAAAATTCAAATGTTGAAAAAGCATAATTCTTTTTTATAGTAGAATGTAGTTGGTTATTTTTTAATAATTTTAGTTTGTTATTAATTTCTTCTGATAAATTAATAAGTAAAGAAGATTTATTTTCTTGAGTTAAAATAAATCTAGAAGATGCAAAATGATCTATTTTTTTTATAATAGAATCATCAAAATATTGATATGATGAGTACATGTTATTTAATAAGTCATTTTCATCTATAGAATTATTTAAAAATAGATAAATTGTTTTTAAAACTTGTGCATAAGAATTGATTGATTGATCTAAAAAATCTAAATCATGTTTTTTTGTTTCTAACAAAGATTTTTTTATATCTTTAAATAGCCAAACAAATATAAGCATTAATGCTAATATCATGAATAGAGTATAGTCACCTTCTAAAAGTAAATTCGCTAAATCTTTCATTTTAAATCACTCCACTATAATAAATAAAAATATAGGTGTTCATGATGAACACCTATATTTTTTATATTTCTGTTTAAAAAATTCAATAAAATTATTAATTTTTTAGCTTCATCAGGATGATCATCATAATCAGTATTGCTGTTAAGAGCAATTGTTAGAATCATCTATATAGTTTCTTATAAATAACTTGATATATCAGTACAGCAAGTATAGTTAGTTTATTGAATAAAATTATTTACAATTTCGGTTAGTCTACCTTCAAAATTATAAATATCATCAATAACGTCAATATGAACCCTTTCTTGACCTTTATCAAGAGTTGGAAAAACTATTGATTTTGTATTGCCAAGATAAAGTCTGCAAATCCACTTTCGCGTATTATTATTAAATAGTATTCCAAAATATCTCTCAGTATCTTTATAGGTAATATTACTTGGATCAACAGTTTTTCTTAGAATAGATTTTATTATAGCAAATGCTTCTAATTCTTCAGCAGTTGTTACTATTTTATTTAAGCTATTATCTATTTCAAGGTCAACAGGGGATGATGCCAAATCAGTGGTTACAATTGAATTGTTTGACTCACTTGAACTTACTTTTAGAGTTTGTGCAAATTTAGTGCTTAAGGTTTCGTTAATAAATTGATTAAAAGATTTTTTTACAATTGGTAGAAATTTTTCAACTACAGCTGAAGTTTTTCTACCTTCATAAACGTTACTTAAAATATAGTTAGCAAAATCTTCAGAAGTATTGTTTAATTGTCCTTTAAAAAATTCTTTGATAAGATTGGAATATTTTAATTCTTCAGCAGTACTTAATATTGAATTTACATCTAAAGAATCTCTTTCAAAATTTTTAAGATAGGCTATATGAGTATCATTTAAATTTAATAAATCAACTTCAAAAAAAGGTTTTTTATCCATTTTATTTATTTCGTCTAAATCTGTATAGAAACGATATTTAATACCGTTAGTCAATACACCAAAACGTGCTTTAGACGAATTAAAATATCTAAATAACTGAGAACCATGCTTATCTAAATTATCGGTACATGATTTAGCTTCTATTAGCACTAAAGGTTCTTCATCTATCATTATGGCATAATCAACTTTTTCACCTTTTTTTATTCCATAGTCAGCATCAAATTCTGGACAAAATTCTAGTGGATTAAAAACATCATATCCTAAAATTTGAAAAAAGGGTAATATCAATGAGTGCTTAGTTCCTTCTTCTGTTTTTATTTGATCGGCAATTTTTTCTATTCTCTCAGAAAGAGAATAGAGTTTTTCCTTAATTTCCATCTTAAATCCCCCTATATTGTAGTATTTTTTATTCTTTTGTAAATATGTATTGGCAATTTTGCCAATACAAAAAGTAAAAAATTATTTATCTTTATATTTCTGTTTAACAAATTCAATAAAATTATCAATTTCCTTTTTAGCTTCATCAGGTAATTCATCATAATCAGTATTACTATGCAGAGCAATTGTTATGTTAGGATCATCTGTATAGTTTCTTATATCAGTTAATCCTAGCAACCAATCTAGTGAAACATTGAAATATAGTGCAAGTTTCTTTTTCATTTCATCATCAGCTTGCCTTTTATTTAATTCATATTGAGATATTCTTGTTTTATGTAATCCAAAATAATTGGCTAATTCTTCTTGTGTAAGATTTTTTTCAATTCTTAATTGGCGCAATCTTTCACCAAATGATGGCATAAAATCAACTCCTTCTATTTATATTATAGTATACAAATTGGCTACAATAAAATCAGTAGACAAAAAGATTACAAAAAATATTGACAGTAGTCAAAATGTATACTAAAATATACTTAAGAAAACAAAATGACTACTTGGTAAGGGGTGAAATGTGTGTATGATAAATTAAAAAAAGTAAGAGAAGAAAGGGGGATTACTCAAGATATAATGGCTAGTTTACTAGGGTATAAACATAAGAGTGGGTATTCAAAGCTAGAATTAGGAGAACGAAAAATGTCTGTTGAACAAGCAAAGATTATTTCGGATTTTTTTGGAATGAGTATTGATGATATTTTTTTTTGAAAACAAAGTAAACAAAATGACTACTCAAAAGACTATCTGTATAAATTTTAAAATATTACATCAATAAATGGAAGTAAATTTATATACAAGTTAATTAAGGAAATATGTACAGAAGATACAGATTTTTAAGAAAAATAAGTAATTATAACAAAATAAAACCAATATAGTAATTTATTAAAATTGAGGGGTATACAAATGGAGGAAAAAAATATTTATAAATGTGCAAGACAGAAATCAGGGCTTACACAACTTAAAGCAGCAGAACTGCTTAGCATATCAGTTGAAACAATAAAAACTTATGAAAATAATAAAAGAAATCCATCAGATGAAATAATCTTAATGATGGCTAAGGTATATAAAAATGAATATTTAATATATCAGCATTTTAAGCAAAAATCAGCAGCCAGTGTTTTGTTACCAGAAATATCTGAGAGAAATTTATCATCAGCAACATTAACTTTACATAGACAGATGAAAAAGTATATAGATCATGAAGAAAAGCTTTTTGATATAAGTTCAAATGATAAGGTTGATGAAGATGAGGTAAAAGATTTTTCAGAGATACTCGGTAGTCTTGATGAAATTGTTGGGGCAATAATGTCATTAAAGTTCTGTAGTAACAAAACAGAAGTTTGATTCATAAGATAAAATGATTAATTTTTTGAGGTAGCTATATGAAATATGATGAGATTAAAGTTAACATCCTCGATTTAGAAGATGAAAAGGGATTTAAAGAGTTATTAGCAGAAATGCAGGTTGAAGCAGTAATGAGATTATGTCCAGAAGAATTGCGTATGCAGGTACTTGATAATGCATTAGCAGTTTTAAAAGGAGAAAAAGCAGTAACTGAATGATGATTAGGCTGAACAGCCTTGTGTCATTGATTTACATAAATTATAGAAGGGAGAACTTTATGGAAGATTTAATTAAGTTCATTAAAAAGGATTCATATCCACAATACGCTCTATATACAGCAGAAGGTTGGTTTAGGGGAGTATGTGAAGTACAAGATGATAAAGAAATGACAGAAAAAAAATATAGTTCAAAAGAAGTACATGAATTATTAAAAACTATAATCAAATTAACAGAAAATGAATAGCACCTTGATTTTATTTGAAGGAGGTGAGATTGATGGGAAGCTTTGTTATAAGCTGTAAAGCTAAAGATTTGCAGAAAGCTATTGCACAAGTAATTCTGACAAAAGAAAAGAACCTTCTAGTAAAGGTTCAATAAAAAATCTGAAATCTAATTTTATGATACGGACTGCCATCCGTATCTCCATTATAAGACATATTAAAGGAGATGTAAAGAATGAAAATAATAAGTTTTTTAAATATAAAAGGTGGAGTTGCCAAGACAACTAGCTGTGTTAATGTTGCTGCACAATTAGGGAGAGAAGGTAAAAAGGTATTAATTATAGATATGGACCCACAGAGCAATGCAACAAAGTATCTCCGTTTGTATAATTCTAAGTCAAAAGGAACATATGAAATTCTTAATGGTGAAGATGTTGCTGTACAAGGAACTGTGTTTGATAATGTGTGGCTTATACCTGCCAGTATCAGTTTGATAATGAGTGAATCTGAAATAATTTCAGATATGAAAAGAGCAAGAGAAACACGCATAAAGAAATGGCTTCAAAGTAAAAGTACTAACACTTTTGATTATGTTTTAATAGACTGCCCACCAAGTTTGGGAATGTTATCTATAAATGCATTAGTTGCAAGTGATTACGTTATTGTACCACTTAAAATAGACAAGTTTTCCTTAGATGGTTTTGAGTATCTTATGAGTAGCATTCAAGAAGTTAAGGAAGAATTTAATTCAACTCTTAATGTTTTAGGGATTTTAATAACAATGGATAAAGCTACAAGGATTAACAGAGAAATCAAAGGAGAGCTTAAGGAAGAACTGGGAGACTTAATGTTTAAACAGACAATTAGAGATAACGTAGATGTTATTAAAAGCACATTTGAATCTAAGCCAGTTGTTTACATGAATAAAAATGCTAATGCATCTAAGGACTATATAAAATTTGTGGAGGAAATGCAATGTCGTCTTATTTAAAGGGTATAGCAAGTAGAGTTAATAATATTAATACAGATGATGGATTTGTACAGGAGCTAGATATTGACCTTCTAGTTCCTTCTGAAAATAACTTTTATGGAATAAGAGAAATAGAAGAACTTGCAGAGTCTATTAAAGAATATGGACTTATGCATAATGTGGTTGTAAGAAAAAGAAATGATGGTAAATATGAAATTCTTTCAGGAGAAAGAAGATTTAGAGCACTTAGAGAAATTGATTATAAAAAAGTTCCATGCCGGATTGTAAAAGATGATGTTACAGAGTTAGATGCTGAGGTAATGCTTATACAGGCAAATATGCAGCAAAGAGAATTAAATTTACAGGAAAAGATGCAGGGAATAAAAAGACTGCAAGAGATATATACAGAGAAGAGAAAAAGTGGTGAAAAGCTTCAAGGAAAGACAAGAGATCTTATAGGTAAACATTTAGGAATCTCAGGAGTCCAAGTCGGACGTTACCAAAAGATAGACAAAGATTTAATTGAACCACTTAAAGAAAAGCTTAATAGCGAAGATATAACTGTTACACAGGCACATACATTAAGTAGTCTTACAGAATCTGAGCAGGAGATAATTAGTGATGAAATTAAAGACCTTAACTGCAAGGAGCATAAGGAAGAAGTTGAAACACTTATTAATGGTATAAAGCAGCCAGTTGAAAACAAGCATGATAAACAATTGATTGATGAAATGTATTCTGAATCACATTCAGAGAGTTGCATTGTTGTATCTGATTGTGCGAAAAATGCTGATGAAACTGAACAGAAAAAAGAAATAAAAACAGAAGTTAATGAAATTGAGAATAAAATTGACGAGTTAAAAGAAATGATTAAGCAGTCTGAAAAAATAGATTTAGTAATTAATATGTCTTATATAAAGGGTTGCTTTAGAGTATCTGAAATAGAGCTTAAACATAGAATTTTAGAAATATATCTCAAAGGTCAGAAGAACATTCTTAAAATTGAAATTAACACTAATGACTATAGCAATCAATTAAAAAAAGTAAATGAAATTTGTTATGGAGAATCAACATTGAAACCTAAGAAAGCTTACAAGATTAATCTTAATACTTATTTATGGTTTCACTGATAAAGGAGGAGCAAATATGGAAGAAAAAAGAGCGTATTATGCTGTTATCCCAGCAGACGTAAGATATAACAAAAATTTAAAAGATAAAGCAAAACTCCTTTACGGGGAACTAACAGCGTTAGCAAATGAAAAAGGTTACTGCTGGGCTTCAAATTCATACTTTGCTGAGTTGTATGAGGTCAGTAAATCTACTATATCAAGATTAATTAAAAACCTAAATGAAGAAGGGTATATAAACGTAGAGCTTGTATATGAAGGCAAGGAAATTGTAGGAAGAAAGATATATATTAATTCTGCAACACCTATATCTAAAAATGACAATAACCCTATACGCAAAAATGAGCATACCTATGAGCAAGAATGCGAGGAGGGTTTAAGCAAAATTGAGCATACCCCTATACGCAAAAACGTCAAAGATAATAATACAGTACTTAATAATACAATTAATAATACATTAGATAATACTATATCTAAAGATATAGTTAGTAGCACAGACGTGCAACAAATAATTAAATCTTGGAATATGTTAAATTTACAAAAGCTTATTTCTATTAATCCAGGGACAACAAGATATAAATCACTTAAGGCTAGAATAAAAGAATATGGACTTGAAAATATGTTAAAAGCCATAGATAGTGTTAAAACAAGTGACTTCTTGAAAGGTCAAAATAAAAATAATTGGATTATAACATTTGACTGGTTAATAAAACCTAATAACTTTACAAAAGTTCTTGAAGGTAACTATTTGAATAGAGCAGAGAAGTTTTCAATTCAGAAAAAATCAACATCAAGCTTTAATAATTTTGAACCAAGGGAGTTTTATAGTAATCCTGGTCAGATGGATGCATTAGAGAAAAAGTTGTTGGGGTGGGATGATGAACCAAGTTGAGTTTAATTATTATGTTACACCAGAAGAATATGATATGGCTGAAAGATTAGGAATAAGTAGAGATCTTGTTGATAAGAGAATAAGGATATACACATGGGCCAAGCAAGATGCAATTTCAATAAAGCCTAAAAAGGTTAAAAAATATGATCAATCAATAAAAGAATTGTTAATCAAAAATGAAATAAGTGAGGGCACTTTTTATAAAAGAATAAAATATGGATGGACAATAATGAGGGCATGTACAGAGCCTATAAATTCACGAAAAGCAATAATAAACAAGATGGCGCAGATTAAGAAAGGCGGTGTATATAAGAATGGATAAACAAGAAGAAATAGTAAGGAATATAGTAAATGCATATTTTGAGAAACCAGATAAAACTTTAAGAGAAGTTTTTGGAGAATATGCAGAAGATCTTGATGAATCAGAAAGAGAACAATTCTTTAAAACACTTAAAGAAATAATTAATTAGGGAGGTGATAACTTATGGGAAATAGCAGACTGCCAAGAGCAGGAGATAAGGTGAAAATAGTTAATTGTAAAGCTGCTCTAAAGAATAAAGATAGAGTATTCACAGTTAAAGCAAGTCCTTATGTTTCAGATAGAAAACTTGTAGTGGTTTTAAAAGAAATACGAGGATATTTTGAAGCCAAGCATTTAGAAATAGTTAAATAGTTAATCTTGCAGGGCTAATAGTTAGGGATTACAAGCTAATGTTAAAACTGCAGTTAAATAAATCTTAGTCAAAGGGGGGGAGAAATCCCCCAATTATTGGAGGGATATTCATGAATGAAAAGTTTATTTTAAATAGATTTAAAAAAATTAGCAATGAAAAGAAACAAGAGATTGCATTAAAAGCAGCATTAAATGGTGTAAGTATAAAAGAAGATGTTATACCAATAATAGCAGGAGTTGCAGCAGTATCAGTTGAAGCAGCAAAACTGTTTATTGACAATATTGAATATTTAAATTAATTGGAGGAGAGAAGTAAGTGGGATTAGAAGATATGAGAGAAAAGTTATATAGATACATATCAATGTTTGGAATTGCTGATAAAAGGACAATTGAAGTAAGTCAGGAGTTAGACTTATTGATTTATGAGAATGTAATAGCAGATAAGTAAAAGGGTGTTCGTGAAGAACACTTTTGAGAAGTAATGTGCAATATGTATTTGGGGGTAAGTAGTGAAAATAGTAGTGATATACAAGTCTAAAACAGGTTTTACAAAAAAATATGCAGAAATTGTGCAGAATAATTTATCTGCACAATCAAGTTTTATTAGTCTCTTACAGGAACTAAGTTTATGCTTAATACCTTAAATGAATCAGACTTTTTGTTGCATTTTTTACATAAAGGAACGATATACCATTTATCAGAAGTATTGTTTCCAGGTTCTTGAACATGTGCTCCTACTTCAGCACTAGAAGAACAGTCGTCACATGAACAAAAACTAGGTAATCTTTTAGTTTTGGCATACCAAAAATCAAGCCAAGAATTATAGCCATTAGGTTTATTATCAGTTGTACCAATAATATTACGAACAGTTGTATACATTCTATTTCCCCCCTTTCTATTCATAAATATTATATACAACTTTATTGTTTTGAGCAATAATGTGTTAAATAAGGTTAAAACTTGAAGAATGGAAAGGTACTTGAAAGAAGGTCAACAATTGTAGATAGTATAGTGCGCAATACTTATATTAAATGCAGAAAGGACGTAGAAATATGAAGATAATTAGAGGAGATAGAGGAAGTGGTAAGACTACTGAATTAATAAAAAAATCACATGATGAGTGGAAGTATATAATTTGCAGAGATAGACAGAGAGTAGAATTTATAGAAAGTTATGCAAGAGAATTAAATATAGAAATACCATTTCCTATAGAAGTTAGAGAAATTCCATTAAGAAGTAATTTTATTAAAAGTGTACTAATTGACGATATCGAAGATGTGCTGGAATACATTATAAAAAAACCAATTGACTATGCTACAACTTCATGTGAAATTGAAAATTTATAATACACAATACTTTAAAAAGTCAGAATAAAGGAGAGTAAAAATGAAATTTAAATTATCAGAAGAACAAAGACAACAGATATTACAAAATATTAAGAAATTATATGATTGGATAAAAGAAACGGTTAGAAAAATAATGAAACCAATAGTAAGTTGGATAATGAAGAATTATGGAAAAGTGAATTATATTATTCAAAGACAGAAAGCATATTTAAAATATAAGAGAAGAGTTGAGAATAGACAATTATTATATTTAAAGCGTATAAGAATATATGGTAAGTAATACTTAAAAAGTTAGTAGAAGGAGATGATTACAATTATAAATATAGTAACACCACAAAGATTTTACCAATTTAATTATAAAGGACATGAAGGTAATATAAATACAATTATAGATTTGAAAATAATAACACAAATTTCGTTAGCACATAAAAATGAAAGAATTTTAGATGACAAAATAATAATTAATACTGATGCACCAGAACCACCAATAGTAATTGTGACAGAAAAAAATGAAGTAGCTGATGAATTTTATTCTAAATTAGTTACAGCATGGACAACATATAAATTAGCAACAGAAAAATAATACTTTATAGGAGAATGTAATGGATATTGAAATAAATAAGACTAAAGAATATACCTTTGATAAAGCATATAATGATTTACTAACTGGTAGAACGATTATAACAAGTAAAAATAGTGGATATAGTTATAGATCAGAACATAAAGAAGAAGAAATTAAATTAAAATTCTTTAATCCAGTAATATCAATATGGCAGACAAGCAATTATTTTTCAAGTGAAGAAATTTTGGACAAGTGGTATGTTACACAAGATTAACATAATAAAAAAGGTGTTCATCACGAACACCTCATACATAAATTAGAGAATTGACCTGAAACATTAGTTCTCTAATTAACCTATCTAAATTATAGCATAAGGATAGGTGATTTAAAATGAAAATCGAAAAGGAACTATACAGAAAAATTAAAAGAGAAGTAGAAAATGATTTAAAAAATTATCCATATTATTTAATATCAATTGAAACACCTGGATTAGGTTCAGCAATAAGACCAGATGTTATTATAGATAAGAATCTAAGTCCGAGTGATCCAGTTGGGAAGAGTATAGTTGATATTGAATACAAAAGAGCATTAGTAAATGCTGTAGGATTTGTTTATGACAGATTAGATAAGCAAAGTAAAAGAATTATTGAATGTAGTTATTTTAGAGATGATGTTTCTGTTAATGAAGTAAAAGATGAATTACAAATTGATAAAAATAAATATTACAAGTTAAAAGAAAACGCATTATATAAATTTGCAATGGGAATTGGATACTGTTAAGAAAAATTTAGGACAAATTAGGGAAAAAATTAGGACAAATTTAGGAAAAAATAAAGAAAATTTTATGTACAAATTTAGAAAGCAATGGTACAGTTTATGTATGGTGAAAAAATATATATTGATTTGAATTTAGTAAGCACATGCAGATTATTGTATGTGCTTTTATTATTATTTAATGCATGGGGGTTCTGCGTATGAGTAAAAAGTTAAAATTAAATATGAAATTTGAAAACGGTAGAGTTATTTGTGCAAGGTCTCCAGATATGTGCAATGAGTGTAGCAGTAAAAGAAATTGTGAAACTATAAATGTGTTTTATAATCAATATAACCGAAAAGATATACTTGAATGTTTTAATAACAGTGAGAAAAGAAGGTGAGATTGAAGATGAAGAATCAAAGTCCACCTAAAAGACGAAAGAAGAAACAAGCAGCAAATCCAATAAAAAATATAGAACAGGTATATGATATTCAGGATTATTTAAAAGCTAAGAGTTATAGAAATTATATGTTGTTTATTCTTGGAATTGCTACTGGTTACAGAGCTGGTGATCTTGTCAAACTAAAAGTAAGAGATATAAAGAATTCTTTGGATACAGGATATTTTATAATAATGGAAGGTAAGAAGCTTAATTCTAAAAATATAAGAGAAAAGAATAGGAAACCGAGAAAAGTAGTTATAATTAAAAATTTAAGAATTAAACTTAAAGAATACATACAAGAATTAAATGATTATGATTATATGTTTCCAAGTAGAAAAGGTGGACATATTCAGGTTAAAAGAGTATCGGAGATTTTAAAGGAAGCAGCTAATTACTTTGGAATAATAAAAATAAGTGCTCATAGCATGAGAAAGACATATGCATATAGAATTTATGAAAAAAATGGTCATGATCTTTTAGCAATAAAAGAAATGCTGGGACATAGTTCTATTGAAGAAACAAAAGTTTATTTGGGATTAGATAGAGAAGTTTTTGATAACTATTCAGAAACATTAAATGATTTAATCCATTAAGCTTTTATTTTTTTATAAATGAATGTCTCATTTTTGGGTGACTACACATAAAGGTGTGTTATAAAAAAACCTTACCATTATATGTGGACTAAAAAGTCAATGTCTTATTCCCTAAGAAAATAGTCCATAAAATCAAGGTAAACACGAATATTAAAGAACAACTTATTTAGATTATTAGCAATATTTTTAGTGTTTTTGAGGTGAAATATGAGTGAGGAAAATAAAGAATGGAAAGTTTATATAGACGGAGAAGAATAAATAATCTGTATAGGGAGTTATTAAATGGCTAAAGAATATGCTAAAGCTTTCTATAACAGCTCAGTATGGATTAAATGTAAGAATAGTTATATTAAATCTGTATTTGGTTTGTGTGAGAGATGTGGAGAACCTGGTTACATTGTTCATCATAGGAAGCATTTAACACCAAAGAATATTAATGATCCTGATGTAGCACTTAATCATGATAACTTAGAGTATCTATGTCAGCAGTGTCACAATGAAGAACATAAAAGATTTAAAAAGAAAAGTTCAGTTAAGAGTGGATTCAGATTCAATGAAAGAGGAGAGTTGGTTCCTATAGGCCCCCCATAAAATAATATGGTGGTCTCTGACGCTAGACCGTATAGGGAACAACAATCTTCCTCCGAATGAAATTTTGAAAATTAAGGGGGGTATATTTTTTGAGCATATCCGAACAATTAGAAAAAGAAAAAAAGATTAAACAAGAGATAAACAGAATTAAAAAATTATACAGGGATTTTCCAAAAGATAAAGCAAAGGTATTCGAAGGCTTAATGAATGAAGCAGCGTTCATGAGAATATGTTTAGAAGAATTAAGAATAGATCTTATAAAAAATGGAATGACAGAATTATTTAAACAGGGAGAGCAGTCATTCATGAGGGAAAGACCAGAAGTTAAGGTTTATACAAATTTCATTCAAAAATATTCAGTTGTAATGAAGCAGTTAATTGATGTATTGCCAGTTGAAATAAAGAAAGAAGAATCAGATGCATTGATGGATTTTATTAAGCGAGGGAAAATAAATAAATGACATACATAGAAGAATACTATGAAAAAATAATGTCAGGTGATATTGTAGCCTGCCATAGAATTAAACAAGTATATTCTAATCTAGTTGATAAAATAAAAAATCCAAACAAGTATGATCCTTGGGTATTTGATGAAGAATTAGCTAACAGGCCTATTGAATTTATAGAAACTTTCTGTAAGCAAGCACAAGGGAAACTTGGATCTACTTTAAAACTTGAATTATTTCAAAAAGCAAAACATCAGGCAGTATTTGGTTTTATACATAAAGATACTGGAGCACGCCAATACCAAGAAGTTCTAGATATTAGAGGTCGAAAAAATGGAAAGACTACAGAACTGGCATGTGATGAAATATATATGAGTATAGCAGATGGAGAAGGTTCACCTGAAGTATATAATGTTGCAACTAAAAAAGAACAGGCTCATAAAGGTTTTTCAGAATGTTATAAGATGGTTCAACAATCAAAGGACCTGAATAAACACTTTAAAAAAAGAAAATCAGATTTATATATTCCATTTAATTTTGGGATAATACAGCCTTTATCTAGTAATACAAATGGACTTGATGGACTTAATGCTCATATGGTTACTATAGATGAATTGGCAGCAATTAAAAACAGAGATTTATATGATTTAATGAAACAGTCAATGAGTAGTAGAACGCAGCCATTATTAAACTGTATTACTACTAATGGATTTGTAAGAAATTCAATATTTGATGCACAGTATGATTATGCATGTGGTGTATTAGATGGAAAGATAAAAGATGATAGATTTTTATCTTTTATCTATGAACTTGATGATAAAGATGAATGGGACAAAGAAGAATGTTGGATAAAAGCTAATCCAGGACTAGGGGTTATTAAGAAAATAGATTTCTTAAGAGACTGCGTTGAAAAAGCAAAAAATGATCCTGCTTTTAAAGCTACAGTTATGGTTAAAGATTTCAACATGAAAGAAAATTCATCCACAGCATGGCTACGTTGGGATGAATTAAATAATGAAACTAAGTTCGATTTAAAGGATATGGGATTCCGTTATGGAATAGGAGGATTCGATTTAGCAGAAACAACAGATTTAGCAGCAGCAATTTTATTATGTATGAGGCCTGGTGATGAAAATGTGTATGTTATACCTATGTTTTTTGTTCCAGAAGAAAAACTTAATAACTTAGAAACAAATAAAGAAGATGATAATGTGCCATATAAACTATGGGAGCAGCAGGGTCTATTAAGAGTATGTCCAGGAAACAAGGTAAATAAATTTCACATGCTTGAATGGTTTAAAGAAATGAGAGATATGTATGATATTTATATACCTTGGATAGGATATGATCCTTGGCATGTAGATGATAGCTTATTACAAGCATATAAAGATGAATTTGGTTCAGATTCAATGATTAAAGTAAGACAGGGGATTTATACTCTGTCTTTTCCTATGAAAGAATTAAGAGCAGATTTAATTGCAGATAAAGTTATTTATGATAATAATTCAATTTTAAAATGGTGTCTGCAGAATGTTGAAATTAAAACAGATATCAATGGAAATATTCAGCCTATTAAAGGTGTGGACAATAGAAAGAGAATTGATGGAGCAGTTGCATTAATAATAGCTTATGTAATTCTTAAAGATAAGATGGCAGAGTATCAAAATATAATTTAGAAGGGAGGTGAGATGTTGAGTTTTTTTAGTAGATTATTTAATAGAAGTCCATCAAAAACAAGATTTGAATTAATTGAAGATAAGGGAAATGGTTTCTATACATGGAATGGAAATATATATAAATCAGATATTGTAAGAGCATGTGTAAGACCTAAAGTTAAGGCTATAGGTAAATTAATACCACAGCACTTAAGAAATAGTAAAGAAGAAGGGTTTTCAATAAATCCAGAAGTGTATATTAAGTTTTTATTAGAAGAACCTAATCCATATATGAGTGGACAGGTATTTTTAGAAAAAATGGCAATGCAGTTGGCCTTGAATAATAACGCATTTGCACTGATAGTTAAAGATGAAAATGGATATCCATTTGAAATGTATAATATTCAATGCACAGGAGTAGAAGCCATATATGATAATATAGGATTATTACATTTAAGATTTTATAACAATAATGGAAAAACTGTTACATATCCTTATGTTGATATTATTCATATACGACAGGATATTAATGAAAATGATATTTTCGGTGAAAGTCCAAGGGATGCATTACTTCCATTAATGAATGTTATTACTACTACAGACCAAGGAATTATTAAAGCTGTAAAAAATGGTGGAATAATAAGATGGTTATTAAAATTCAATCAAGCTTTAAGACCTGAAGATATTAAAAGTAAAACTGATGAATTCACAGAAAGTTTTCTTTCAAGTGAAAGAAGTGGTGGAGCAGCAGGTATTGATAGTAAAGTAGATGCAACTCAGGTTGATCCTAAAGATTATGTTCCTAATGCAGCACAAATGGATAGAACTACAAAAAGAATTTATTCATTATTTAATACTAATGAGAAAATCGTTCAATCAAATTATACAGAAGATGAATGGAATGCTTATTATGAAAGTGAAATAGAGCCTTTGGCTATGCAGTTATCTAGTGAATATACAAGAAAAATATTTACTAGAAGAGAACGAGGATTTGGAAATAAAATAATATTTACTGCCAATAATCTTCAATATGCAAGTATGAGAACTAAGTTAGGTTTACTATCTATGGTTGACAGAGGAGCAATGACACCAAATGAGTGGAGAGAAGTATTAAACTTACCACCAGTAGAGAATGGTGATAAAGTCGTAAGAAGATTAGATACGCAGGTCGTGAGAGGGGGTGAAGAATAATGATATATGTTGATGTAAAAGGTGAAGTAGTATCAAGTGGTTCAGAATGGATTTATTCTTGGTATGGAATACAAGCAGTATCACCGAGTAATATTCAAAAAGCGCTTAATAATGCAAATGGGCAACCAATTACAGTAAGAATAAATAGTGGTGGTGGTGATGTATTTGCAGGGTGCGAAATATATAATATGATAAAGAATCATGATGGAGAAGTAACAATTGAAATACATGGTTTATGTGCAAGTATAGCAAGTGTCATTGCTATGGCTGGTAAGTGTAAAATGTCTCCATTGGCTGAGATAATGATACATAATGTATCTACCAAGGCACAAGGTGATTATAGAGATATGGAACATACTGCAGAGGTATTGAAAAAAGCAAATAAAACAATATCAAATGCATACACAATTAAAACTGGTATGACTGATGAGCAAGTTCAAGATCTAATGGATAAAGAAACATGGTTTACTGCTGATGAAGCATTAGAAAAAGGATTAATTGATGAAATAATGTACACTAATGAAAAAGTGGACAATAGCATGGTCAATTTACTTAAGAATAGTGCAAGTAAATTGTGTAATTCAGTTACTTTAAATAATGACATCATAGAAAAATTTAAAAACTTTAATCCTGAAATAAATCAACCTTTAAAAAATAAAGAGGTTGATTTTTTTATACAGCAGAAAGCTAAAGCAACATTAGAATTATTAAAATTAGGAGGAATTCAAAAATGAATAAACAAGAATATTTAGAATTAAGAAATGGACTATATACAGAAGCAGAAACATTAATAAACGAAGGTAAACTTGAAGAAGGTAAATCTAAGATGGAAGAGATTAAGAACTTAGATACTAAATTTGAAAATGAATCAATTGCTATGGCTAATTTAAATGCATTAGGAAGCAATGCATTTGTAACAGACATTAATGCATTAAGTAACAATGTTAATGGAAGGATTATTGCAAGCACAAAAGATAATACCCTAGAAGAAGAAAGTTTCACAAATTCAGTAGGATATAGAAAAGCATTTATGAATTATGTTGTAAATGGTACAACTATTCCAGGAGAATTAAAGAATGCAGCAGGACCTACAAAAACAGGTGACGTTGGGGAAATAATTCCAGAAACAGTTTTACAGAAGATAATTGAAAAACTTGAATCAACAGGTATGATATTACCTTTAATTACAAGGACATCAATTAAGGGTGGCGTTACAGTACCAATATCAACAGTCAAGCCAGTTGCTACATGGGTTTCAGAAGGTTCTGGAAGTGATAAGCAAAAGAAAACTACAGGATCAATAACATTTGCATATCATAAGTTAAGATGTGCAATATCAGTAAGTTTTGAAACTGATTTAATGGCATTACCCGTTTTTGAAACTACATTAATATCAAATATTACTGAAGCTATGACGAAAGCATTAGAGCAGTCAATAATTAGCGGTACTGGTACAGGTCAGCCAAAAGGAATTTTAACAGAAACAGTAAATAAAGGACAGAACATTGATATTGTGGCATCTGGAAAAATTGATTATGATACATTAATAAATGCAGAAGCAGCATTACCACTTGAATATGAAAATAGTGCGGTTTGGTTCATGACAAAGAAAACATTCATGATGTTCATAGGAATTACTGATTCAAATGGACAGCCAATTGCTAGAGTAAACTATGGAATTAATGGTGTACCAGAAAGAATTTTATTAGGCAGAAGAGTAATACTTAATAATTACATGGAAAGTTATGCAGATACAGTAACTTCAGATACAGTAGTGGCATTCTTATTTAATCCTAGTGATTATGTATTAAATACAAATTATTCAATGGGAATTAAGAAATATACAGATGATGATACAGACGATCTTGTTACTAGAGCAATAATGATTGCTGATGGTAAAGTTGTAATTAAGGATTCTTTAGTTACTGTAACTAAGAAAAATGCTTAATGGAGGGGATTCCCTCCATTGTTTAAAGGAGTGGTTACATGCTAGAAAAAATAAAATTATCATTAAGGATTGATAGTGATGATTTAGATGAAGAAATACGAGATGCTATTGATTCATGTAAGGCAGATTTAAAATTGTCTGGAGTACTTGAAAGTAAGATAGTAGATGGAGACAGTTTAATTCTAAGAGCTGTAAAAGTATTCTGTAAATCTGAATTTAGCACAGATGATAGGGAAGCTGAAAGATATAGAAAATCATTTCAAATGCTTAAAGATCATTTATGTTTATCTGTAGAATATACAGTGGAGGTTTTTAATGAAGATTGATAGTTTGAATAATAGAATTGATGTGTATGGGAAAACAAGTATAAAAAATGAACTTGGAGAACTTGATTATACCTATGATAAAATTAAATCTATTTGGGCCAATATTAAACCCACTACTGGAACAGTTAAAACTACTTCAGGAGATATTATTCAGGTAGATAGGAAGTATAAAATCACAATAAGAAATAATTCACTTAAGTACCTTACCAATGATATGTATTTTATGTACAAGGGACAGAAATATAATATTGATTATTCTATTCCTAACTTTAAGCATAATGACAGCGTAGAAATATACTGTACTATGGAGGATGTTAAGTAATGGCAAATGTAGATACATCAGAATTAGATGGGTTTGCACAAGATTTGTTAAGAATGGCTAATGATGAAATACCTACTCAAAGTAAGAAGTTTTTAAGACAGGAAGCTACAAAATTAAGAAAGAAAACACTTAATAAAGCTAAGAGTTTAACTAATAAGCATACAGGTAATTACTATAAGGGAATTAAAAAAGGAAAAGTATATCATTATAAAGATAAAAAAAATAATTCTATAAGAGTTTATGGCGGTAGTTCACACGCACATTTAATAGAATATGGTCATAGACAAGTTGTTAATCCTCAAAAGGAAGGTAAAGTTGCTCCAATAGGAAATGGGAATTTTGCACAAGGTGTAAAGCCAGGAAGAGGAATAGGAACTGAAACAGGATTTGTAGAAGGACTAAATGTATTTGAAAAGGCTAAGGATGAATTTCAAAGTGAATTTAATTCTGATTGTGAAGAATTTATACAAAATGTAGTATTGGAGGGACTATCGAAATGATTTCATTATTGGATATTAATAAAGCTATTAATGAAAAGATTAAACATGCACTTGCAGGTAGTAATTTTAATACGGTGCCAATAATTGCAAGTGATTTAAGTGAACCTATCATAAGACCATCTATAAAAGTAATACTTGATGATGGTTCAAGTGGGAAAATGAATAGTTGTATGAAAGAACAAATCTTACGTTGTAGGGTTTATTTTTTCGCAAGCGATTTGAAAAAGTACAAGATTGAAAATATGAAAGTAAGAGATCTTATTCAAAATGAGTTTTTAATTCCATTAGTAGTTAGTGATACTTTCATAGTTGATATTGATGAAATTGAAGCTAGTACAAGCGATACAGTGCTCATATGTAGCTTTGATATAGAAACATTAGAAGACATTTCTGAAATTATTTTAAATAATGGCAAGGAATATGAACCAATGGAAAATTTATATTTGGATTTAGAAACGGAGTGATAACATGGCAATTAAACAACCTAACATTGATATTGCATTTAAGCAAAAAGCTACAAGCTCAATTGAAAAATCTGAGCGTGGTATTGCAATATTAATATTAAAAAATGATGAAACAAGTGGATGCCCAGATTATGCAGTATATAAAGAAGTTACCGAATATGAAACTGTAAAAGATAAATATAATGCTGAAAATCAGAAAGCTATAACAGATGTATTTACATTTCCGCCATCAAAAGTAATTGTAGTTAATTCAGACACAGTATCCAATGCTCTTATAGAAATAGAGAAGAATATTCCAACTGGATGGATAACAGTTGAAAATGGAACATCAGAAGACTTTGCAACATTAACAAGCTGGACTAAATCAAAAGAAGCTAAGAAAAGGACATATAAGGCTATAACTTATAATACAACTAGTACAGATTGTAAGCACATTGTAAATAATACTAATCCCAAAGTTGAATTTATTGATAATAGAGGGAAAGTAGATGCAATTCAATACTTGCCTTCATTGTTAGGAATAGCAGCTTATTGTGGTGGAAATAACAGGTCAATGACTTATTTTAAATGTACAAATTTAAAAAGTGTTGAAGGATTTTCAGATATTGATGTAGAGCTTGCAAAAGGTAATCTCGTAATGTTCAATGATACTGATTGCGTTAGAATATGCCAGGGAATTAATACTTTAATCACTTATGATGGTGAAACTGCCACAGAAGATATGTCATTCATTGAAACAGTTGAAGTTATGGACATGATTCAGGATGATATAAGAGATGTATTTAAAGAAACTTACTTAGGAACTTACAAAAACAAGTTAGATAATCAAATTTTATTTATAAGTTCTATAAACAGTAGTTATTTTAGTGAACTTATGGATAAAGATAGATTGGATCCAGAATATGAAAATGTTGCTTCTATAAATGTTGAAACTCAAAGAAAAGCATGGATTGCAAGTGGAAAAACAGAAGCTAATGACTGGGATGATGCAAAAGTTAAGAACAGTACATTTAAAAGAGATATATATTTAGCAGGAGATGTAAAGATTTTAGGTTCAATGACAAATCTAAAATTCGATATATCTCTTTTTTAGTGGGGGCGAAATAGATGAGTAACGTAGTAAATAGGCTTTTAAAAGGTTCAAGTGGGAATGTATGGATTAATGGTGAACTGTTAACAACAGTAAAGAGTATAGAAGCCAAAGTAAAAGGTGAATTTAGTGATCATAATTTTTGTGGAGATCCTGCTACTCATTCATCATATGATGGATGGTCTGGTGAAGGGAGTATTACATTTGGGAAAATAAACAGCAAATTGTGGTATCAGGTTGCAATGGCATATAAAAGTGGAATCATGCCTGATTTTAAAATCATAACATCATTAACTGACAAAGCTACTGGACAAAGTGAAAGAGTTGCTATAACAGGAATTGTAATAACAGAATTTATTTTGGCAGGATTCAAAGCAAAGGAAGTCGTTGAAGAAGAATATCCATTTAAATTCAGTGATTATGATGTTTTAGATAAAATAGCTTAATTAATAAAAGCACTCAGTTAAGAGTGCTTTTATTAATTTAAATACGAAAGGATGATAACAATGGATAATAAAAAAATGACATTAGAAGCTTTTAAGGCAAAAGCAATTGATAAATATAGAAATAGAATTCTTGTAGCAGACATTGAAGTGGAGGGTTTTGGAAAAGTTCCATTTAACAGGCCAAGTGATAATGACTTAATTGAATTTTTAAATGGTTCTGCTAAAGGTACTAAAGTGAGCAAAGGCGAAAATGGGGATGTCAAAATTGATGAAACAGATTTAACACCAGTTGCTAATGCAGCTAAAATTCTTGTTTATAATTGCTGTGCGTATTTACATGATACTGAGTTACATGAAGAAGTTGAAGCTGTTGATCCCTACGATACACCTTTTAGGATATTTGGAATTGATGCAACTATAGATGCAGCTGAACAAATATCAGATATATTTGGAGCAGGCAAGGTTAAAGAAGATGTAAAAAACTAATAAGGGGAATTGACAACAACGGTGGAGAGTTAGCTTATATAAGCTATTATCTTTCGCGAGGTCATTCCCTGGAATATTTATTGAATTTAAGTGAACTTGAAAGAATGTTCTTTATCGAATCAATGAATTTTGAAGTTGAAAAAAGGATTAGATTTGAAGAAATGAAGTTAAAAGCAATATTTGGAGAAGGAGGAGAAAAAAATGGCGAGTAAAACGCTAAATACGATTCTTTCCTTACAAGATAAGACATCAAGTAAACTTGTAAAAGTATCTAGTAATTTTAAGGAGCTTTCAAAGGAAGCACAAAAAGCTACACTTCAGGCTCAAAAATCTCTAAATAGATTGGGTACAAGTATAGAAAAAACAGTTAGTAAAGCAGCAAAACTTGGAACAGGGCTTACAGTTGCATTAGGATCTATAGCTATAGGAAAAGGATTAAGTGAAGGTTTAGATTTGGAAGGATATAGAGTTCAGCTTGAAACTGCTACAAAATCTACTGAAAAAGCAGCAGAGATAATGAAATATTCTATAGACTTAGCAAATAAAACACCCTTTGAAGGTGGTGCTATGGTTGAAGCAAGTGCAAAGCTTGAATCAATGGGACTAAGTGCTAAAAGTTATTTATTAAATATAGTTGATATGGCTGCTGCAACTAATAAACCAATTGACCAGGCGACAGAAGCTTTCATTGATGCACAGACTGGTGAATTAGAGAGATTAAAAGAATTTGGTTTAAAGAAAGCAGACATTCAAGCAAGGGCAAATGAATTATTTGCAGGACAAGAAACAATAAATAGTAAAGGTCAGATAGTTAACCAAGAAAACTTTAACAAAGCTTTACTTTCATTAATGGAAGAACGCTATACTGGTGGAGCTGAAAAGCTTGCAAAGACTACAAAAGGTATGTGGTCAACAGTTACTGGTATTACAAAATCAGCATTATCTAAGATTGTTGGTGTTCAGGAAGATGGGACAATTAAAAGTGGGGCTTTGTTAGATAAAGTAAAGACAAAAGTTCAATCTTTAGCTGACAAGCTTACTGAATGGCAGAGCAATGGAACTCTTGATAATATAGCAAATAAGTTTACTGAAGTTTTTACAAAAGTATATGACATAGTAAGTAAAGTGATTAATTTCATTGTTCAACACAAAGATATTATTATAACTATTGCTAGCATGGCAGTTGCTTTTACATTAGTTAGTAAAGCTATACGAGGAGCATCACTTGTTATGAATGGATTAAAATTAGTGTGGGCAATTCTAAATGGAACTATATTATTATCACCAATAGGATGGATTATTATAGGAATTACTGCACTTGTAGGAGCATTCGTGCTTGTATATCAGAAATCAGAATCATTTAGAAATATGATAAATAATCTTTGGATTAAAATAAAAGAACTTGGAGCACAGCTAATGTCATGGGTTAATAGTACAATAGTGCCTATAATACAGAAAATAATTCAGTCTGCAAGTGAATTATGGAATAATGTGTTAAGCCCATTTTTAACTTGGTTGTTAGGAGTATTACAACCAGTTTTTTCAGGTGTATGGGAAACTTTAGTGCAATATGTCACTAATGCATTTAGTGCAATTGGGGAAGTAATACAAGGTGGACTGAAAATTATAAATGGAATAATTGATTTTATTACTGGAGTGTTTACTGGTAATTGGGAGCAAGCATGGAATGGAATAAAAACTACATTTGATGGAATTATACAAGGAATTAAAGGAATCTGGGATGGATTAATTAATTTCTTATCTACTCCAATTAAGGCTAGTATAAATATTGCAAAACATGTATTTGGTGGAGGAGAAGATGCTACAGAAACAGATGTTGCAGAAAATGCACTTGGTACAAATTACTTTAAAGGTGGACCTACGTGGGTCGGAGAACATGGACCTGAGCTTATGACACTGCCTAGAGGAACTCAGATAAAGACAAATTCACAAAGTAATAAAATATCAAATACAACTAACATTCCTCCAATCCAAGTAATAATTCAAGGTAATGTTATTGGAAATGAAAGTTTTGCTGATTACGTAGGTGAACATGTCGTAAATAAAGTAATGACAGTATTAGCAACAAATAAATAGGAGGATGTAAAATGAAGTATGAAATTTTTATAGGGAATAAGGATAGAACACAAATTTTACAACTTCCTATTATTCCACCTAAAATTAAAAGGCCTAGCAAGGCAATTGCAAATGAAACTTTTACAACATGGTGGGATGGTGAATATAACTTTATAGAAAAGCCAGGACTAGAAGAATTTTCGATAGATAGCTGGCTTCCAGCTAAAGATAAATCATACAGTTTTGCACGAAGTAATGTTAAAGCTCCAGAAGTAATTTCTATAATTGAAAATGCGAGAGATAATGCTGAACCAATAACAGTTGTAATAACTGGAGAAGGAAGCTTTATAGTAAATAATACATATTCTATTGAAGCATTTACTAGTGAAATTAATAAAATTGGAAATACAGAATATTCTCTAAGTTGTAAAAGATTTAGAGATTATAATACAGAAATTCAAAAATCTGATGTAGCTGCAGGATGGAAACAGAATGCTACTGGTTGGTGGTATGAGTATGATTCTAGTGAAAATTATTATAGAGATACATGGCAACAGATAGATGGATATTGGTATAGTTTTGATTTTGATGGATATGCAAGAGAAAATAAATGGTTACAAGATAATGGCTATTGGTATTGGCTCAAAGAAAATTCTTGTCAAATGGCGAGAAATGAATGGGTTAAGATAGATGGATATTTTTATTATTTCGGTGATGCAGGTGGTATGTACAAGAATTGTTATACTCCTGATGGCTACTGGGTAGATAGTAGTGGAAAGTGGGTGGAATAATTGAGTGACTTAAGTGTTATTACGTCTGGTGTAGAAATTAAGAATTTTTGTAATGACTTTAATTGGAGTAGTGATGCTGACACTTTAGGTATTCAATTTACTTTTGATAGCATAAAAGACATTCCAGAGGGTGCAGTAGTAAGTATGTTATGGAGTGGTAAAGAGTACTTCCGTGGTATAGTTCTTAAGCAAATACAAAAAAGATGGACTTACTCATATCTTGTTCAAGATTATAGCTTTTATCTTAAAAATGAAGAGATATTACAATTTAATGGGCAAAGAACTGATGAAGCAATAATATCTATTGCTTCTAAAAATTATATGCAGTATGAAATTGATAATATTCCTACACCAGTAAAACAGATATATACAGGAGAGTTAACACAGACAATTGATGATATGCTTGATAAGGCAGAAAAGGACCAAGGAGTAGAATACTTTAAAGAAATTACATCTAATATTTTACGAGTTAAAAAGCTTGATGATATGATTATAACACCTAAAATAATACTTCCTAAAGATGTTGATATTGAAAGCTCTATAGAAGAAATGAAAAATAAAATAACAATAATCAGTGGTAGTGATGATAACTTATCTGTTGTTGCTACTGCTGAAGATACTTCTGTTCAAGATTATTATGGTGTTTTGAGTAAAGTTGAAAGTATTGATGAAACAGATATTGCTAAAGCGCAGAATACTGCAAATAATCTTTTATCTAAATTGAATAAGATATTTAGATCAACATCATTTGATGTAATTGGAGTTGATGGAGCTGAAGAGATAAGAGCAAATAGAAAAATATATATTCAGCTTGGAAATAGATTGAACGCATACTGTAAGATTAAGAGTGCATCACATAGCCTAAGTAAAGGCTATCATAAAATAAGCATGAATTTGGAGTGGTAATATGGATTATGATGTTGTTTTAGCAAATGAATTACATAAAAGAAATAATATTAAAGTTTCTGAAGCTTTAAGAGGTGAAGTATTAAGTGTAAATCCGTTGAAAATTGGAATAATGCAGAATAAAGTAATACTAGATAATGATTGGATTTATATATGCAGCAGAGTAGCACAAGATATATTGAATTTTAATATAAAGCTTAATTCTGTTGCAGATCATGGAGCAATTGAAACAAATGGAACTATTAAAATTAAAGATTTATTTAAAAAAGGTGATTATCTAATGTGTGTTCCTACAGAAAATGGACAAAAATATTTTATTGTAGATAAGGTGGTGGGATGATGTTTCCTAGTCAAGATAACAACATTACATCTACATCAAATGATATAGGCCAGGGAGTTATCTTAAGTTATGATTTTGAAATTGGAGATTTTAATATGAAAGATGGAAAGCCTATTGAACTTACTGGATTAGAAGCTTTAAAGGTATGGATTAAGAAAGTATTAAAAACAGAGAAACATAAATTTAAAGTATATGCAAATAGTGATTCAGAATATGCATATGGGGTTACAATAAGAGATTATATAAATAATTCTAATTTACCATATAATTTTAAAATTGCTGAAATACAGAGAGAAATAAGTGAAAGTTTAATAGTTAACAGTAGCATTAACTCTGTAACAAATTTTAATTTTGAAAGAGAAAAAAGAACACTTAAGATTACATTTACTATAAATACAATTTATGGAGTAAATGATGAAGAGGTGATATATTAATGAGCAGTGAAAAAATATTACAAGAAATGATAGAGTCTATAGATAGTAAGTTTGATACATCTAAAGGCTCTTTTGTTTATGATATTTTAAATGCTGGAGCTATTAAATTTACAAACTATAATAAATCTATTGATGAAAGTCTTGAAAAAAGATTTGTAACAACATCAAGTGGAAAATATTTAGAATACAATGCTAAAGATCATGGTGTTACTAAGAAAACTTCAAAGCAATCAACAGGAGTTGTTACTGTTGAAGGAAAAGTTGGAGCTACTGTTAAAAAAGGAGATAATGTGGCAACAGATAATGTTAATTTTGAATTCACACAAAACAGAGTTATTGGCAATGATGGATACGTTGATGTTCCAGTAAAATGTATTACTTATGGATCTATTGGTAATGTTCCAGCTGGGGCAATAAAATATTTTCCCAAAACAATAGACGGACTATATGCAGTTACTAATAAAGAAGCAATAGATAATGGGTATGATGATGAAGATGAAACTTCTTTAAAAGAAAGATTCTTTAAAAAGGTACAAACTCCAGCAACTAGTGGAAATCCAGCACAGTATGAAGAATGGTCAGAAAGTCTTGATTCTGTTGGAAAAGCCAAATGTATAAGGTGCTGGAATGGTAATGGAACAGTAAAGGTAATAATCGTTGATGCAAATATGCAGCCAGCATCACAAGAAATATGCAATGAAGTAAAAGAATATATTGAAAGTGTTAGACCAGCGTGTTCAGGCGATTTAACAGTAGTAAGTGCTACAGATATTGATATAATTTTAAAAGCTAAATTAGTTTTAACTAGTGATGGCATAAGTAAAAGTGATGTTATAAAGTCTATAAAAGATAATATTACTACTTATTTAAAAAAGACAGCACTTGGCTCTAACCATGTTTCATATAGTAAAATCGGTGGCATAATACAAGCTACAGAAGGAATTGAAGAATATACAAATTTATTAATAAACAATGATATAAGTAATGTAAATATTGGCGAAGAAGAGGTTGCCACTTTAGGGGTGGTTGAGTTTGAATAGTAAAGAATTACTTGATTTACTTCCAGATTATTATAATAAGTCTGAACTTGTTGAAAACATTCTAAATGCTTATGCATTGCAATTTACTAAATTAAAACAAAAGTATGATAATGCAACTAAACAAATGAGTTGGAGAACTGCAGATACAGATATATATAGATATGAACAGGAATATGGATTATTTAATAATACATATTCAATTGAATATCGTAGAGCAGCAGTTGGAAGTAAAATAAAAGGTCAGGAAACAATAACAAAGAAAGTTCTAGAGGATATACTTTTAGATTATTGTGATAAGGTTGAAATTACTGTACACAATAAAGAATTTTATCTTGAAATGCATTTAACAGTAAATGCTTTGTTTGTTGATTTAGTAGAAAAAATTATAGATCTAGTCTTAATTTTAATACCAGCTGATTTTGGACTTGAAATTTCAATAATGGTTGATAGAACAGCAAAAGGAAACATAAATGTAGCTTCTGCTTTTTCTAATACTAGCTATTATAAATTGAGTTCTTATCTTTTAGAAAATTATAAATTCAAAGCTAATCTTATAAATGCTAATAAAGCAATAAATACAAACAGTTATACATTAAGATAGGGGATGAAAAAATGGCAAATTTTAAACAAACAGTAATTACTAAAGCAGCTCATAATTTAATTGCAAAGTCATTATCTGGTAGCGCAAATATTAATTTTACTAGAGTTGCAACAAGTAAATATGATTATAAAAGTTTTTCACAATCCAAACTGGAGAGCTTAACATCTTTAGAAGATATAAAACAATATGTTGCAGTTGATAAAGTAGAAAAGATAGGAGAAGCAAGTGTTAATGTAAGTGTTAAGATTACAAATGCTAATATTACAGAAGGATATTATGTTAATACAATTGGATTGTTTGCTATAGATCCTGAAGAAGGAGAAATATTATATTCTGTTACAGTAGCAGAAACTGCTGACTATTTTCCAGCCGATAACGGAGTTAATTGTTCTGGAATTAATTTAGATTTAGTAACAGAGGTTTCTAATGCTTCTAATGTTAACATAACAGTTAATTATGCAGGATATGCAACTAATGAAGATATAGAAAAAGTTAATTCGCACTTGAATGAAAATGTGAAGAACATAAAAAAATTAAATGGAACTAATAATTACGTTTCTGATTTAAATAATTGTAGTATCACTGGAGAAAAAATAACTGTTAAAACCAATGAGAGTACATTAAATACACCATATAAAGTTGGTATTACTGGACTAACTATTGGAAGTGTAGATATATATAATTTAGATATAAATTTTGAACTTCAAATATACAATGCTTTTGGTTCGGTTAATAGATATGTTAGAAGTAAAAATAATGGAACTTGGAGCGATTGGAGTATATTAAAAGATATAGATAGTGGATGGCTTAATTTACCATTAGGTTCGGGTATTATTGTTGATGGTGGATTGACACCACAATATAGAAAAATAGGAAATCGTGTATTTATAAGAGGATCTGTAAAAAATATAGTAACAGGCAATACTGTAATAGGAACTTTACCAGTTGGTTTTAGACCAGTATTACAAAATCATCATTATGCTACATTCACTAATACTAATGCATGTGCCTCATTTAATATATCAACTGACGGACGAATAATATATCAAGGTAACTCTACCAATACATTTAATGCAGAATGGTTTGTAGTTATAACTAATAATTTTATAATATAGGAGGATATGATGAAAGAGGAATATAAATCAATAATAGATAGTAATGGCAATATGATTTGTAATTGTGTGTTATTTATAGAAGATATACCACAGTGTTTTGTGATTAATGAAGAATATAAATCTGTAGATTTTTGCATGGGAAATTTTGTGAAACCAAAATGGAACGGGCAAGAATGGATTGAAAGTGCAACAGAAGAAGAAATAGAAGCTTGGAAAGAAGAAAATAAACCAATAGAAAACATAGGAGAAAATTTAATAGATAAACTTATTTTAGATAATATAAACATGCAATCACAAATAGATAGCTTAATACAAGCACAGTTAGGAGGAAATTAATATGTTTGAAAGATTATTATTTTTATTTAAACAAGAAAGATTGAATGAACAACAATTAGAAATTGCAGTAAGTAAAACATGGATAACAGAAGAACAAAAACAAGAAATTATATCTAGTAAGAAAGTAGAGTAGTTCACAATAGGTTAATTGTGTGAACCTAGAAAATAAATATTGAAAAATTGCATAAAAAAATAAAACCAGGTAAAACTAATATTGCTTAAGTAATAGAAGAACCTGGTTTTATTATAGATGTAAATAGTCGATAACGACTTTTACATTTAATAGTATAACCACGTCTTTTAAAGTTATTCACTTTAATTTATATTATTTTTTGAAAGAAGTGATTATATTGAATTCAAATGAAGAATTTGTGGTAAATGCTATTGGAAAGCTTACACTAGAATTTAATTTTGATTGGGAGCAGCAAAGAAAGGTTAGAGATTGCCTGTACTTATCTTTATATAATTATGAAGTTTTGCCAATTGAAAAAGCACTAATTAAAAGTGATCTTGAAGATAAGATATTATTATATCTGCAGGTTAGGAAATTAGAAAACTATTCTCAGGCAACATTAAGTAATTATATGTATACATTGCGTAAATTTTCATCATTTATTAATAAGCCAGTAGGTACTATTACAAAGAATGATATAAGATACTATATGGTTATTAATTTTGGAGGATTAAAGCCTTCAACAATAAATAATAAAATAGCCTGTTTTAAAGCATTCTTTGAATGGCTTGAGCAGGAGGAATTAATACCTAAGAATCCTGCAAGAAGTTTATCAGGAACACGTTTGCCAAAGCACTTAAGACATTCGCTTACATTAGAGGAATTAGAAAAGATAAGGATGGCTTGTATAGATTATAGAGAACGTGCTCTTATAGAATTTATTTTTGCTACTGGATGCAGAATATCAGAAGTTGTAAATTGCAATATATCAGCTATTAATTTTTCTGATAATTCTTTAAAGGTAATTGGAAAAGGGGATAAAGAAAGAGTTGTATTTTTTAATGATAAGACAAAGTTACATCTTAAGAATTACGTAGATTCAAGGAGAGATGGAAATGAAGCATTATTTATAGCAACAAAATTTCCGTTTAATCGAGTAAGTAGAAGATCACTTGAAGTTGCAGTGACTAAAATAGGCAAAAGGGCAAATATAGGAAAGCCAGTATATCCACATTTACTCAGGCATACAATGGCTACATTAGGATTGCAGAGTGGTGCAGATATAAACAACATTTTAATTGCTAAAGTCAGAGATTAGATTTTTCTAGTCTCTTTTATTATATAAAAATTGAAAGGAAGTGTATTATGGAAACAATAAGCATTGCGTTACTTTGCACCATATTAGGCGTATCAATAAGTTATTTAACATTTCAACGAAACAAGGACAATGCAATAAGAGCAGAAACAAGAGAAGATGCTGAAACAAGAGCAAAGTTAGATTACATATCTAAAGGGGTAGATGATATCAGATTAGATATAAAAACTCAGGATAGAAAAATAAATGAAGTTATTGAAAGAGTTGCCAAAGTAGAAGAAAGTGCAAAATCAGCACATCATAGAATTGATAATATAGAGAAAGAAGGAAATTAAAATGGAAAATATAATGAATTATATTGCAGAAAATGCATTAATCCTTATACCAGTATTATATGTACTTGGATATATTCTTAAAGGAACTGAAAAGGTAGATGATAAGTATATTCCTATTATTTTATTACCTGTAGGAATTGTACTTGCAATGCTTATTGTTGGGTTTGATGTTAATGGTTTTATTCAAGGTGTTTTAATAACAGGTGCAGCAGTTTATGCAAACCAATTAGTAAAGCAGATTAGCAAATAAGGTGTTCGTCATGAACACCTTATTTTAATATAAAAAAATAGAAAGAGGGAATGAAAAATGAAGTTAATATTTAGCACAGGACATACACCTTCAGGAACAGCAGGGTGTGGAGCTGTAGATGGGATAGATGAAAGTATTTGTACTAGAGAAGTGGCTCCATTATGTACTCAATATGCTACAAGTAAAGGGCATGTATCTGATACATTGGTTGTTAATAATGGAAATTCATATAATTGTGAAGATTGCTATACAAGAGTGAATCAAGCGAATATGATAGGAGCTGATTTATTTACAGAAATACATTTTAATTCAGGGAAAGGTGATCCAAGTGGAGTTGAAGTTATAGTTAATAGTATAAATGGTAAATCAGTACAATATGCAGAAAGGGTATGTGAAAAAATTTCAAAAGCTTTCAACATACCTAATAGGGGAGTAAAAGTTCAAAAGCTTATAGTATTAAGCAGAACAGATATGCCGGCTATGTTAGTTGAATGTCATTTCGTACAATCTAATGATGCAGCTCTGTATAATGCAGATCTATTAGCGCAATGTATTGTTGGTGGAATTTTAAATGAAGATATATCAAACGAGTGGAAACAAGGCTGGAATAAATCTATTGATAATAGATGGTGGTACTGTTTAGATGTTGCAAGTAGAACATATTACAAATCTGAATGGAAGTTTATAGATGGTAAGTGGTATTTATTTGATTCTAATGGATGGTGTATTACAGGGTGGGTTTATTACAAGACTTACAAGGATAAAAAAGATGTATGGTATTACTTAGATTCTATGAATTGCGATATGGCAATAGGTTGGAAGAATATAAAAGGAGAATGGTATTATTTCAATAATGATGGTGAAATGCAGACTGGTTGGATTAAAGATAATGGTAAAGACTATCTTCTTTATTCTAGTGGAGCTATGGCACATGATACAACAGCTTATGGTTACAGTTTTGACAGCAATGGTGTTGCTACTAAAATTTAATATGATATAATGTTTTACGCTAGATTGCACAAATATAGCTTTAACAAAAGTCAGCATGTAAAATTAATCACTTACATGCTGACTTTCAAAGTTATTTAATTCTATCTAAGAAGGAATTAAATGAATTAATGCTTTGAGGATAAAAGACTATATTTTCTATATATCCATCACTATTTTTAAACAGTGATATTTCACCATCTCCAAAATCTTTTATATTTTTAAAAGTAATCATTCCATTCAAATCTGAATAATTACTTCCAGTAATATCTATTCCAAACTTTTTAAATAACTTATCTTTATCATATTCTTTTACTTTATCTTCTTCAGCTAAGTCATATGATAAGTATATTATTGAATTATTTGTATCATCAAAAATTACTTCCTCATCAGTAAGAGGATTATATACATATTTGTAGTCACTTACTTTTTCGGGTTGCTTATTAATAAATTTATTTATATCGTCTAGTGAATAATTTCCCAAATTTCTTGCATCTATTAATACTGAATCATTTTCATTTGAACTTATTTCATCATTTAGGGCTGTAGAGTCTACTGCAGTTTCAGGCGCAGCATTAGTATTTGATTGTTCTTTTGTTGATCCACACCCTAAAATACCAACTGTAATTATTCCACACATTAAAGTAATTAAAATTTTTTTCATTATGTTTACCACCTTATATTATTTTATACATATTATAAAATTTATCAGTTACATTGTAAATAAAAATAAATTATTGTTTTATTTTCTGGAATTTGAATAAATAGTAAAATTCATTTTTATAATGTTATAAATTTTTCTGGATGGCAATTTATGTCCGCAGATGTATCTTTTCGAAATACCAAATTGTTTAGCGAATTTATTCTTAGAAAATCCAGAAATATTAATTGTTTTTATAAGATCATCATAGAAAGTATCCATAGCAGTTAAATATTCATCATAAAAGTATGTTGTTTCAAGATTGAAAAAAGCAGCTAATTTTATTGATATTTCTTTAGTTGGAAAAAGTATTCCACATTCATACTTAGAAATATGTGATTTAGTTGTTCCTATATAATCAGCAATTTCTTGTTGTGATAAATTATATAAATGCCTTAATCTTGTTAAGTTTTCAGAGATTAAATTATTTTTTTCTTCCTTATATATAGCCTTTAAATCTATACTTAAAATTATCGCTTTTTCATGTAGTGAGCATATAAAGGTGGTACTGGAGACTATGTTGCATTATTTGAACCTACAGCTTCAACTATAGAAAAGGATGGAAGTGGATATATTCTTGCATCAGTAGGTGAAGAAACAGGATTAATCCCATATACATGTTATTTTTCAACAAAATCATATATGAATAAAAACCCAGAAGTTATAGAAAAATTCACAAAAGCTATATATGAAGGTCAGCAATGGTTTTTCAGTCATTCTGATGAAGAAGTAGCAGATAGTATAATTGATTATTTCCCGGGAACAGATAGAGATACTATAATAACAGTAGTTAAAAATTATAGGAGTATAGATGCACTTGCTCATAGTCCAGAAATTAAAGAAGAAGATTTAAATAGACTTATGGATATTATACAGGATTATGACAGCAGTCTTATAACTACAAGACCACAATTTTCTAAAATAGTTGATAACTCGTATGCTCAAAAAGCTCAAAATTAG